TCTTTTTTTGAGGGCGACAGACCGTCCAAACCCACTCCCACCAGTTTTTACACGCGCGGAGAATTTTCAAAACGAGGGGGTATCCGTTGGGGGTGACATTTTCCGTTACAATCTACGAGCTACCAAATACTTACTTAAAAAACATACGTGTAAAAAGCGCGTAAAAACATGGCAACTTTAGACGACATAACAGAAAAAATCCGTTCCGCAATGGAAGCACAAGGCACATACACCCCTGAACTTGATTTGTGTATAGAGCTTTGTGCCGGGTCTTATATGGCGTTCCGGATTGCTCTATCTGACATCTCAAAAAAGCGGATGAAATCTTTCACTAAAGAGATAACCCGCGAGAATAATGAAAAGCTGGTTGCACATCCGGCTTTTAAAACTCTGTTTGATGCGCTTGAAGCCACTCGCAAACAGTTACGCGAACTTGGTTTGACATTGCAGACCCTTGCATCAGGTGAAGCCGACGAAGTAACCGAATTAATTGACGAAGTAAACAAGGCGGATGACTATGAATAAGGAGGAACTTATACAGCTAAAGACTGCTACCGTTGACGCATTGCGCTCCGTTGATATAAACTCTTATCAGTTAGATAAAGCGGATATCCGGTTAAACACTTATATAGCCGGATGTATAGGCAACCCGGAGGCGCATAACCTTTACGAGTTACTTGCGATCCGTCGTTTCTTTTATTTGCTGGATAAATACGACTTTAGACCCGGTAAAGTCCGCCGCTTTATTGTGTTTTACGAAAAGTTGAAGTTTTCCGGCACTAAGGGGCTGACACGATATAAGCTAACTCCGGTTCAGGTATTTCAATTCACGAACATACTCGGTTTTTATAGACCAGGGACAAATAAACGCCTGATTCGTGACGCTCTGCTATTTGTCCCTCGTAAATTCAGCAAAACGACAAGTATCGCAAGTTTGGCAGTATTCGACTTGTTGTTTGGCGATGCCAATGCACAAGCATACGTTGCCGCCAATTCCTACAATCAGGCTAAGATATGTTTTGATGAAATCCGCAACATCCTGAAAGCGTTAGACCGGAAGTTGCGACATTTTAAGATTAACAGAGAGATCATAAATAACAAAATAAAGGGCAAAACCTCTTTCGCCCGGTGTTTGGCGTCCAGTCCCGACAAACTGGACGGGCTTAATGCAAGCACGGTGATAGTAGACGAATATTCGCAAGCCGATAGCGCCGCTTTGAAGAACGTTTTAACTTCTTCAATGGGTGCACGGCTCAACCCTTTGACCATCGTAATAACAACCGCCTCAGACAAGCATACAACCCCGTTCACTGAAATGCTTTCAATATATAAAGCCATTCTACGCGGTGAGGCTGAGAACGATTCTATTTTCGCCCACATCTTTGAACCCGACATAGACGATGAAGAAGGTGATCCGGCAACGTGGTATAAAGTACAACCCCACATGGGGATCACGGTTTACGAGGACTTTTACAAGGACGCTTATCAAAAGGCCCTATATAGCGCACCTGACGCATTAGAGTTTCGCACAAAGCTCCTTAACATCTTTGCGGTCAATTCTGAAACGAAATGGATTGAGGCAAGGGAGATCGAGGAACGGTATAAGGCTATCCCTGTGGATAAGATCACAAGTCACCCGCCTACGATGGTAGGAGTTGATTTATCGGTACGTGATGACTTTTCAACTGTAACGTATAATATCTATTCCCCGGATACTAAGTCATTTCATTCCGTTACGGATTACTATTTTCCGGAAGGCGCTTTGCCCGGACACCCTAACCGGGAATTATATGAAGGATGGGTCAAGGCCGGATATTTGAAGCTATGTCCGGGCGAAGTGATTGACTACGAAATGATCGTGAATGATATTTTAGCCCGGGCAAAGTACTTGAAAATTCTCGGAATTGGATATGACCCATATAAGTCGGCTGAGTTCGTAAATCTATTATCCGCATCTACAGGAGATGCGAGCGACTATATTCAGCCCGTAAAGCAAACGTACGGTTCGTTTACAAGTCCGATAGAATCCTTTGAACTTGCATTGCACCGCAATAGAATGACGTTTGATCCGAATCCTATTACTCCGTATTGTTTTGGCAATGCTGTACTCGATGAAGATCGAAACATGAATAAAAAACCGGTTAAACGTACACATAATAGTAAAATCGACTCAACGATAACAAATCTAATGACATTTAATTTATTCAATAATTTAACAATATAACACGATGAAACTACGCTATAAAATAAAAAATGCAATCATTCGCTCTTTAGGATTGAGCAATTACATTAATACAAATTTCTCTTCACTTCCGGCTCAACCGATTAATGTGAATAGCACTGATACGGCAATGAAATTATCTGCCGCTTATCGCTGTACTGCAATTCTATCTGGAACAATCGCCTCTTTGCCACTACAATATAAGCGAAAAAAGAACGGAGTATTTGTCCCGGATGAAAAAGAAACTTTATACCGGCTTCTCACCCGCAGGCCTAATAATAGAATGGGTAGTTTTGAGTTCATTCGTAATATGGTGATACTAATGGTAAATCGTGGCAATGCGTATATTTTTATTCGAAGAACATTCGGAGAACCAACTGCTTTAATATTACTTTCTCCCGGATCGACAACCTATGATAAGTATACAGATACTTATACGGTTTGCGATATTATCAATCACATAAATGGTGTGTTTGAATCAAATGACATCATTCATTTAAGACATAATAGTCAAGACGGAGGTTATACCGGGGTAAGCGTGATAGAATCTGCCTCTCGCGTTATGAGTGTTGCTGCAAGCGCAGATAACCAGACATTGAAAACATTTCAGAACGGTGGAAAGATCAAAGGTATTATTTCTGGTATAAAAGGTGAATCAAAAGGGCTTAACGCTTTATCCGACAATCAGACCTCCGATGTTGCTGAACGTGTCGAAAGTGAATTAAGTTCCGGGCGTGATATAGTTTCAGTTAGTGGTGACATGTCATTTTCACAGCTATCATTTACGCCTGCTGACACCCAATTGATCGAGAATAAGAAATTAACGGTTCTCGATATATGCCGTTTTTATGGTGTACACCCTGATAAAGTTTTTGCCGGACAGCCAACTAACTACAAGGCGTCAGAAACGGGGCAAGTATCGTATTTAACGGATACTTTACAGCCTTATTTGAGACAGATTGAATCAGAATTTGAAACGAAGTTAATATACGACGCTGTTGCATTTGATTATAAGATCGGATTTGATTTATCTGTATTGTATCAAACCGACTTAATGACACAGGTGACGTACTGGAAGACTCTTTTAGAGATAGGTGGTATCACTTCAAATGAAATTCGCTCGCATCTGGGAAAAGCCCCTATTTCCGGTGGGGACATAATGTTTATTACTTGTAATGTGGCTCCGGCTGATTCGCCTAAGATACGGGGAGAAGCGGGAACACGAACAGAGGACGAGCTACCAAAAACAGAGGATAAAAACATATTGTAAAAAGGTAATTATAAAACAATGGAAATAAGAAGTTTTGGAGAAAATGCAGCCCCGAAGCTATTGGATGAAAGGATGATAGAAGGGTATGCAGTCGTATTTGAGCGTGAAAGTCGTGTTATGTACGACTTAGAAAAGAAGCGTTTTTTTATTGAGGTCATCAAATCCGGGGCTATCTCTGACGAATTACTCCGGAGTTGTGATGTAAAGGCCCTGTTAGAGCATAATAAGCAAAGGCTTTTAGCAAGGTGTAACAATGGGGAAGGTTCTTTATCCTTAGATATTGATGATTATGGATGTATGTACCGCTTTAATTCACCTAATACCCAAGATGGAGAATACGCAATAGAAATGATTCGTCGAGGTGATTTGTTCGGTTCTTCTTTCGCGTATATCACTGATGAAAAAAGAAATATAGAGTACTCGCAAAGAGATGGATTATTAATACGTACAGTTAATAAAATAGATAAAATATTTGATATTTCTATAGTAAGTGATCCGGCTTATTTCGGTACTGATGTAACAGTGAGAAGTCTTGAAACACACATACATCCGGTCAGCAAAGATAACTATCAAATAAAAATAGAGAAATTAAGAACATTAATTTAAAAATTACGATTATGAATTACTCAGAAAGATTATCAGTCATTAAAAGAGACATGAATGCAATTTTAGATATTGCAGAAGCAGAGAAAAGAGGATTAACCCCGGAAGAGCAAGAGAGATTCGACGCTTTAAAAAATGAACGGGATGTTATCAAGGTACGTATAGAAAAGCGTGCGTTAGGTACAATCGTTCCTCAAAATGTAATTGAACGTGAAAGGGCTTTCGCAGAAGCGGTTTGTTTATTGCGCAATAATGGTACATCAGATAAATATCAAGGTGTAATCATTAATAAAGGGCTGGTTATCCCTCACGAACGTGCAGTAGGTAACATTATGGATACTGCCGCTTCCGACCCGTTGATCCCCGTAACTGTTGGAGATATTATTTTGCCACTTGAAAAAGGGCTGATTCTCGACAAAGTGGGATGCAAGATGCAGAGTGGAATGTATGGTAAATGGATTCTTCCTGTCGTGTCCGGTGTTGAAGCCACTATTGAAGATGAAAACGCAGAGGTAAATGATTCAAAGATCGACATTTCTAAATTAACCCCTTCCCCAAAGCGTTGTTCATTATCCGTTCCAGTATCAAACGATGCCATTGATGAAACAAATTTTGCTTTACGTGATATTGTTCTGGTACAAATAACGATGGCCCTGCAACGTCTGTTAAACAAATGGATGTTTTCACCGGAAAAGATCACATCGAAGGCTAGTAATGGCGTTTTTGTGAAAGAAACTCCGAATATCGAATATACAACTGCTTTAAGTTGGAAAGATGTATGTAGATTAAAGGCGTCTGTATTAAAACAAGGGGTTCCTGCTGATGCAACATCATGCTATGTTTGCTCCGCATCTACTTATGCCGACTTAGAATCGACCCCGCGAGAATCGGGAAGTTCACGCATGATTCTGGAAGATGGAAAAATTAACGGCTATCCGGTATTTACAACAGAATACATCAGTGATAATATTCTTGGTTTTGGAATATTCTCTTATGCGCTCGTTGGGCAATTTGGAGAAATGCGCTTAACCGTTGATCCGTACACTGGAGCAAAGAAAAACCTTACCTATTTTGTATTAAATACAAAATTTGATGAATTACCAGTGCGTCCGGAGGCATTTGCTATCGCAAAAAAGAAAGCGTCTGCCGGAGCATAACGACCAAACTAAGTATTAATCAAAGGCTGGGGCTTCGGCCTCGGCCTTCTTCATTTCTAAAAGATGAAAGAATACGTAACACTTGAAGAGTTAAAGCAACATCTTAATGTTGATTTCGACAATGACGATGCTTATATACAGGGGTTGATCATTCCGGTACAACTCAGTATCGAGGCTTATCTCAATGCCCCGATTGAATCGTTCGTTAAAGACGGCCGGATAGACCCGCGAATCTGGCATGCCATTCGTATTATAGCTGCAAACTATTATGCGAACCGTGAAGATATAACTTTCGCCACGCCTAATATCATTCCTGGTCATATTGCCTTCTTACTTCAACCCTTAAAACGATATACATAATGCAGGCGGGACTATTGACAGACATTATAAGTTTTCTACATCCCCAGACGATTCGCGATGCTTTGGGCGGTACGTCTGAGAGATGGACGGAAGCTTTCAAGAAGCGTGCGTGTGTCCGGTATAAATCCGGTACGCGCAAAGAGATAAACGGCGAGGTGCTCAACACTCACACCGTCACGATCATGGTACGTTACAGCAGAGATATAAGCGAAAAAATGCGCATTGTCTACGAGGGACGTAAATACAAAATAGCCTTCATCCATCCGGATAGAAAGGCACAGTCTATAACCATCGAAGCAGAATTAATCAATGAGTAATATCGTACAAGCATCCTATCGGGTTGAGGTTGACGCCTCTAAGGTTAATGCGTTATTGGCCGCACTGAATGACAAGGAGGCAAAGAAGGCAATTAAATCTGGCATAAGAAAAGCGGCGCTTATTATCAGGAAACAGGCGCAAACTAATTTGGTAAGCGCTATTCCGGCGACTAATACTCCGGGGCATCGAAAAGACGGGCAGCGTTTCAAACCGCTTAAAAACGAGATTAGTTTATCTGTCTACAGAAACGCTTCTGGCGCTTGCGTGAACATCATGAATCACGGGAAAAAAGGCTCTCGCGCTTTCCTTTTGCGAATTTTTGAAAATGGTATGGTTGAAAGGAAATTGGAAGGTAGGAAACGAGCTACCAATAAAGGCGCAAAGCGAGGTATTATAAAGCCTACCTATTTTTTTAAGAATGCAGTAGACTCTAAAAAAAGTGAGGCTGAGAACTCACTGGAAAGAAACATTTTGGATTCAATACAAAAAGTAATAGATAAAAAGAAATGAGCTTATCAATCAGCAAACATACATTCTCAAAACTCAGTGAGTCGGAAAGTTTAACGCAACTTGTCGGAGATAGGATTTATCCTATTTCTACTAAAAACGCTACTTCTTTCCCGTTCGTTTTGTATAAGCGTAGTGCACTTACTCCGGCTTATACAAAGGATAGATACGCCAGTGGGGATAGTGTCACTATTGAGGTTATTGCCGCCAGCGATAACTATTCAAATTCAGTCGAGGTTATTGAGGCGGCACGCAAAGCGCTTGAAGGGAAGCGGGGTAAATACGACGATTTCAAAGTAACGGGTGCTAAACTTATCGCCGCCGATGAAGATTTCATTGAAGAAACTTTCATCCAGCGACTTACATTTGAAATTGAGACGGATTCAGTAGAGTAACTAACATTTAAATATTGAAAACAATGAAAGCAAATGCAGTATTAGGAAAAGATTTCATGCTATTTGTCGGCGGAAAGGCGCTGGCGTTGGCTACATCCTGTAAATTATCAATCTCGGCCGAAACGATTGACACACAAAGTAAAGATTCCGGCATTTGGACGGAAAAAGACATAAAAAAATTGTCTTGGAACGGTTCAAGTGAAAACCTATTCAGTGCAGACGATAAAGTAAACGGATATGATGTTCTTTTGGACTTAATGTTAAAACGCAAGCCTATCGAAGCAAAATTCGGTATTCCGGCAAACGCAGATTCAGATGAAGTTCCCTCTTCCGGTTGGACTCTTCCGGCCGCATCTTACTCCGGTAATGTCTTAATTACAAATCTAGAATTAAATGCACCTGATGGTGATAAAGCAACTTTCTCCGCCACATTCGAAGGTACCGGAAAGCTTAACCCCAGAGCGTCCGGAGATGGAGGCATAGTAGATGATCCGACCGCGTAAACGATGAAAAGAGCGGGAAACCCGCCTTTTCTTTTTCTAACTCAAAAAACTTATCATAATGAAAACGATCACTATCAAAAAACAGAAGTACATTTTAAAGTATACATTGCGCGCCTTCTTTATCTTCGAAAATCTCACAGGTAGGCAGTTTGCGTTCGGCCGGATGTTGGACGAATATCTACTGTTTTACTCTATTCTTCTGGCAAATAACAAAGATACATTCTTAATGCCTTTTGATGAATTTATAGAGGCGTGTGAGTCTGATCCGGCTCTGTTTCTCTCTTTCAAAGAGTTCTTCGTAAAAGAGATTGAATTACTTGAACAGGCAGCAGATAGCACAAAAAAAAAGACGACTCCGAAGAAGCGTGCAGTATCCGGGAACTCTACGCCCGCGTTGTAGGTGAGGGCGGTATTGCACCTGATTATTTCCTCGACCGGATGACGCTCACAGAAGTTCGCTACTTCTTAGAGGGGTTAGGCAGGCGTAACCGGGAAAGCTGGGAGCAGACCCGGATCATTGCGTATGTCATCGCTCAGGCGAATAGTACAAAACAACTAAAGCAATCGGATATACTTCGTTTCCCATGGGATGAAGCGGATGACGAAAAGAAGTGCACGTCCGTTACGGATGAAGAAGTGAAACGGTTGAGGGCAAAAGCAAAACTAATCGAAAAAGAAATGAATCATGTCTGATATAATAACACGACTATTACTTAAAACGAATGACTTTGACGCAAACCTAAATCGGGCAAAAGGTTCGGTTAACAGCTTTCAAGGCGGTATTTCCAGTATGGCAAAAACTGCCGGGGCTGGTATAATGAAGTTTGCCGGGACAATTGGCATTGCGGTGGGGGCTTATGAAGGATTCAATAAACTAATGAATAGCAGCCAAACACTAAGCGATGAATACAATAGGACTATTGAAGGTCTAAAGGGTACTGTAGACAATTTTTTCTATTCAATTGGTTCAGGGGACTGGACACCGTTTTTTAATGGATTGGATGAAACTATACGGAAGGCTCGTGAGGCTTACAATGCGATGGATCAGCTTGGAAATACAAAGATGTCGTACGGCTATTTTAATATGAAAAATCAGGCTGAGTTTCAAAAGCAAATAACAATACTAAAAGATAAAGATTCAACAGAAGCTCAAAAAGATGAAGCCCAAAAGCGACTGGATGATGTTTTAAAGGATCAACGGGAAATTGTAGACCAACTCGGCAGACGATCTACGGAAGCGGTGCAGGCGCTTGTTGCTGCATCCACCGGAATAAGTGCGGCCGACGTATCAATGGTGAGTGTAGATCGAGTTTCCCGTTTCGATGTCAGTGCCATGGGGGACGCCGAAAAGAAACAGGCGGAGAAAGAGTATCAATACTTTAAAAATGTGGAAGCCGCACTACGTAAGAAATATACAAAGGTGGAGACTGTAATGACTGGGGCAGGCATGAATAGAAGCTGGTCAACGGTAAAGACGCTTGATTATGAATCTTATAATAAGGCCATGGCTCCCATGATAGCAAAATATCAAGATGCTATAGTATATAATGGTATGCTTGTTAAAGAGAGCGATGAATGGTTAAAGAAATTATATGGTATAAGATCAGAAGCATTTGCAGCCGAACAGGCCTACGAGTCAATGACAAAATCCGCAAATAGAGCATCGCAGGCAGGCGGGAAAGATCCAAAAGAAGACAAAGATGAAAAACCCTTAAAAGATACGCTTGCATGGTATGATGCGGAAATATCCCGCCTTAATAAAGAACTGTCTAAAGAAACAACGATGCAGGCTCGTGCAACTGTTCAAGCTGCAATTAACGAACTCGAGAAGAAAAAGGTTAATATTAAAATAGTAGTTGAGCAGGAAGTTTTCAAAGGAAAATACGGAGACATGAAAGGCGGGTTGCCTTCCATTAATCGTCCGGGTGATCAATTGGGACTAAAGCATAATGATACAGGTTTTAAATTGTCTAAATTCGAATCTCCTATCAAGAAAAAGGATATTGATTTAAATAAATTATATGCTGAATCCCTGGGTAGTATTGCAAATTCTTTCGGTTCAATGACTTCAATGTCCGAACAGTTTGGTAATGAAGGTGTATCTTTCATGTTTAATGCTATGGGTTCAATTTCTCAGATGATTGTACAACTTCAATCATTGGCAACCGCACAAGGGGTTGCAAGTGCTTTCGCTTTACCTTTCCCGGCAAATCTTGGAGCGATAGCGACAGTAATAGCGACGGTTACAAGCATTTTTGCAAGTCTTCCCAAATTCGAGACAGGCGGCGTTGTTCCCGGCATTTCGTTCGGAGGCGATAAGGTATTAGCTCGGGTCAATTCGGGTGAAATGATTTTGAACGGTTCACAGCAAGCGAACCTATTTAAAATGCTCAATTCAAAGTTATACGCTGGATTGGATGTTAGCCAGCCAAATATTACGCCATCGGTAGGGCATCTTGCCAGGTTGATTGCACCATCTGAAAATAAAGTTCAGGTAGAGTTTGGAAAAGCCAGAGTAGTCGGGCCGGATATTATACTTTCTGTAAATAACACATTGAAAAAACAAGGAAAGAAACCATTATGAATTATGGCACAATATATACACTCCCTTTTCGGTCACGGAAAGGAGATAGTTGCTTGGTAGAAATCCAGAAAGAGGACTATACGGGACAAGTTACCGAATTGACAGGTAGTGGCGAAGCTCCTTTTTCCATTGAGATTGCAGATGATGATTTTCTTTATGTTCCTGTTCGTTTTTCAACGGCTACTATAAGAGTGGTTGGGACTGACTATTTACAAAGTCTTTACTCTACCGGATACAGGCAATATCGGGTAATATTTAAGCGGTCCGGGATAGTGATGTGGTGTGGCTTTATCAAACCGGAGTTGTACACGCAAGATTATAGCGGCACAATTTTCGAATTGGAGATTGAATGTATCAGCGCTATGTCCGTTTTGGAATATATAGATTATAAAACCAAAAACGAGGCGGAAAAAGGGTTTGTAACTTTGTGGGAATTATTAACCCGTTGCGTTTCTGAATCTCGCGGCTCTTATTCAAACGTATATATTCCACATGTTTACGCAAAGGATAAATCGAATTATACGGCTTGGGCAAATGTTCTGCAGGATATGACGATAAGTGAACAGAACTTCTTTGATGAAGAGGACAAACCAATGAAATTAAAAGAGGTACTTGAGGAGATATGCAAATTCCTCAATTGGACTTGTGTAGATTGGAAGGGTGACCTTTACTTCGTAGATGTAGATCATGCAGGTGATTACTATAAGTACACATTGGACTTTTCCACATATACAACTGTGAGGGGATTTACTATCAGTGTCCAGAAAGTAACTTTTAGCGGCGATAATCATACGCTCGATATTCTGGGTGGTTATAATAAGGTAACTGTGAAAGACAGTAATTATCCGGTTGGAAATTTATTACCTGATGAGGATTTCAAGAAAGATAAAAAACTCCTGTCCAGATTAAATAGCCGCCTCGATAGAAGGTGTTACCGGAAATATCTCTACCCCAAGAATTGGGATATGTTTTTATACAACGAAGGGAAGATCATTACAAATAAGGATTTAGAGCTCTACGCCTATGGCGCCCACGAGTTCGAAGGCGGGATATTGGAAAGGTATTGTAACTATAAAATAGAGGATGGCAAACCGGATATATCCGACTATTCGTTTACCGATGTAATTCAAATTAAATGGCCTAAAGAGAGATACGGCAACGATGCGCCCAATGAAGGCGGAGGGAAAGTCATGACAATAAAGGGTGCGGCGGCTGTATATTCGACAGGTATATTTTGCGTATCCGGAAGTTATAAGTTTATAAATGTAGACGATATGATACCTTGGGATAACAGCAGTACGCCAACACATCTTTACGCTCAAATTCGTATAGGGAGCATGTATTACGGAAGCCTGAGACCGGGTGCCGGACAGCCGAATGAATGGGCGGCTAATCCTGGATATACTTTTAAACTGGATTACGATAGGACGGGTGCAAAGCAGGATTATTACCCTATGATAAATCAAAAAACTTTAGATATGCCCTATTCAGGGGTAACGGGAGTTATAATACCAATAGACCGGGTTTTGAGAGGTGATTTTGAATTTACGTTACTAACCCCTATCGGACAGTCGTTCCGAGTAGGAGGCGTACTGGTGAAAGGTTTTAAACTGTCATATCATAGGCCAGATGACGATGAAACATCTGACAACTCGGATCGTACGTATGAAAACGTCGTGAATGAAGATTACATTAACGAATTGGACGAAATCGAATTTAAAATATCCAGTTACAACAATGACGGTGCGTGCTACAGCAAAGTAATGTTAGGCGATAACTACCTAACCGACAATCTCTATTCTTCTATTGAACAGAAATTAGTCCGGCCGGAAGAGCATTTGATCCGGCGCATTATTAATCAGTACGGAGCTACCAAATTTAAGCTTACGCAAATACTGGTAGATGACGAAGCAATTACGCCTATCACAACTATAACCGATAAGTTTCAGCCAAACAAACGGTTTACGATCACGGGCGGTACAATTGACTTCGCGATGAATCAGTTTAATTGTAAGATGATTGAAAATGGTAGATATTAAAACTACATCCATACCCGCAAAGCCCCGGTCAAAGAACTATCCGACCGGGACTGTTATCACCCGGACGACTGGCGGCGTTACTGTTAACGGCGGAGGCGGTGGAGGTGCTTCAATTGACATTGTAAAGGCTACCGATACAAAGTCGTTTACCGATAGCAACGTACTGTCATCGCTCCGGACGCTGTTAGAGATCCGTTCGCGTATCATTGCCGAATCGGATACAACCACGGAATTAACCGATGATAATACGCTTTCTTCAAAGCGCACTTTGAAGGAGATAGATGCAGCGATTAAAGAGGCTTTGAAGAAATTGGATGATGTTTACCTGAGTAAAGTAAAAGCGGATACAGCAGCCGAAACGATCACTTTTTTGAAAGGTCTGTTGATTGGCAATGATCTTGCGTTTATCAATGAAAGTGGCGACGCGGAATTACAATCTTTAGTCGCCCGGATGAAAGTTAAAGCCGCTACATTGGAAGTAACCGGTTCGGCCAATGTTGGCACACTCCATTCGGAAGGGAATATTTCAACAGGCGCGGATATTTGGGCTAAAGGTGACACGCATACTTTAAATTTACTCGTTCAGGCACTTGCAAAAACATACGATCTGAATGTTGAGCACGTCGCAACCCTGTTTCAAACCATAGTCAAGGACTATATCAGTTCAGAAAGATTCATCCCCGGACTGATGGGTGAAGGGATGAAGCTATACAAGGCTATCAATGGGGATTGGAACCTTGAAATAGATAATGCCGTAGTCCGTAAGGCCATGACCATTTTTGAACTTATCATTTCGAAAGTTCGTGCGGTTAACGGCGGTCTGGTAATTGCATCCGCCAACGGGCGTGTTAAGTCCGTTTCGGAAACGTCCGGCGATCCGGCTTACTATGTTTTAGGTATAGAGGGCGACATGATGTTTGTCGCTGATGACTTGGTACGTTGTCAGATCTACACATCCGGACACGTTAAATACTACTGGGTTCCGGTTGCCTCGGTTAATGATGATTCGATTCTTATACTTAAATCCGTATTTCCCAATGGTACAACTCCGGCCGTTGGTGATGATCTGGTTCAGATGGGTAACCTCACGAATCCGAACAGACAGGGCATTTTGTATCTCACAGCTTCGGAAGATGGCAAGCCGCGCATTTCTGTACTGGACGGGGTAAACTCTACGTCTTTGGCCGGAAAGAACAAAGTGATTTTGGGTTGTCTCGATGGCATGACGGATACAGACTTTCCGGCTGACTTCCAACCCTCCGGATACGGCCTGTATGCGATGAACTGTTTCCTGAAAGGTATTTTCATTCTGAGAAATGGAAAGAGCATTGAACAGGAGTTTAGTAATATTGCTACCGAGTTAGCGGCTATACCGGGAAAGATCGAGCTTGCCATACGCAGTATGAAAGTAGCGGACGTTAATCTGCTTTACGACTCTAACCACAAACTAAATGCCAACCCCTATCAAATGGGAGCGTATAAGTATGACGTTCATTTAGAAGCAGGCAAAACCTATACCCTTACAGTGTGCTATAAGTGTGCGGACTCTGATGTTATCAGAGCGTATAACAATCCTTCGTACGGCTGGATAGGCACTTTGCCGAAAAGCGCAGAAGAAACGGTACTTTCGCAGCCTATAACGCCTATTAATCCGGATGGGGCATATTTCTACTTCTATAAGTTTCCCCAACAGGAATCAACGGAGACATACATTAAATGGGCTGTAATCACCGAGGGTAGTGTGGGTGTAGCTAATTGGATACCGTCTGCAACTGAAAGAAAATTGAATATCGGAGGCGAAAACCTGATGTTACAATCCCAACAGGCATTGGATGGATCAGGCGCACAATATGCGTTTCAGTTATCGAAAGCGTGGACGGATTTAAAAGGCAAAACCTTAACAATCTCGTTCGACTATGCGTATAGCAATCTAAAGATGGGATCATCACAAAGGTTCGGGCTTGAAAAAGCTATTTATAAATCGGGCACATCCCAATATTACTATATCGGCGCATTTAAGTATGTAGATTCTACCAGCCCCACGGCTGACAAAGGTAGGTACGTTCACACTATCAAAGTCCCCGAAGATATAGAGGACTCTTTGGATACTGATATTATTGCATATATACAGTTAGGCGCTGGATCAGTTTGCCGGATCAATAACTTTCAAATAGAAATAGGAGACACGGCGACCGGATGGAAGCCTGCCCCTAAAGATTCTTTCACTGAGTCAAAAAAGTACACCGACACACAAATACTTGCCGTTGACGGGAAAATTGAACTATCCGTTAAAACTAAGGTAGAAAATTTGGGTATAGGTGCTAACAATTTGTATAGTTACACAAGTTCAACGCTTAATACTTTATATCCATCTCCTACTATTGAAAGGCAAATGTCTCTGCATGGCTTCTATTTGGTTGGTTCACAAGGCAATGGAGGAGCTATGCGGATACCTAATATTATCCCGCCTATCCCCGGTAAGTATACCGTTTCCGGATGGATTAAAGGTAGTCAAAATACCCCAGTTGGTTTTACTATTGATGTGTGTGATTCTGAAAGTTATACTGTTAGGTCAACAGCCGATAACCAATGGAGTTATTTTAAACATACTTTTGATGTCACAAGAAACACAGAAGCCCAAAGCGCTACATATCACTTTGTGGATTTAGAATCAATTTCATGGGCTTATATATGGGTGAAAGACTTCAAAGTAGAAGCGGGTGAAATTGCAACCGCATGGAGTCCCAATTTTCAGGATGCAGTTTACAAAGGTGCTGAATATACTAATAGTCAAATTAGTGTAGTCGAAGGTAAGATAACATCCACCGTTGAAAAGATAAATACCGTTGATGGACGTGTTACCGGACTTGCTTCACGCGTCGAACAGACCGAAAAAAGTATCACGTCTGTTGTTGGTGATATTGGTGTTATTAATAGTACCACCAATAGGCATATATCAAAGCGAATAGATTTAAGAGGATGGGACAATAATAAGTTTTTCCCGTTGGTTATAAGTATTCCGGTTTACCACAAAACAAGGGTTGAAATAAGTAGGCCTCTTGATGCGGGATACGGAAAACCTTCATACGGTACTCACGATGGCGGTTTTTCTATGAACTTAACGTTTGAGATGTCCGGTTCGGGTTGGGGTTCGTTGCCAGCAGTAACCAATATCTTTGACTATACTAAAGCATGGACTTCTGCGGGTGCAAAGATAGTTGTTGATTTGGGACAAATAACTGAAACGTCTACGTGTAGAATGGGTATTAGGGGCGGTTCTATGTATGACGTAACCGTAGATGATACTATTGACCCAAACGTAATCAACGTTTATCAAACCGATTATCACGGTTCGTATAATACATCGTTCCCCGTTCGCACCGATGGAACTGAACCCGTCCGCACATACGGATACTATACCGAAATAAAGCAGACGCAGGAAAGCATAGCTTTAACTGCGAACAAAGTGGACGATCAAGGTAGGCGATTAAGTGCGGCTGAGTTAACTCTAAGTTCAGACCACGCAAAATTAAGCGTAGTAGAACAAGCGGCAAATTCCGCCAATTCCTTAGCAGGCACAGCCAATAACAAAGCCGAAGCCGCAGACGGTCGTGTCACCGTCACCCAAAACGGCTTAGTCGAAACCGGAATCAACATCACGTCCCGAAAAATCATTCTGAAAGCCGATAACCTGCTATTCCAAAATAACACAGGTCAACAGACAGCCGCCATCAACGCAAACGGCAAACTGTCTGCCAATGTGATTGAAGCTGCGGAAGTGGTGGCACAGGCATTTTCAGCACAGAGGATCACAACCGGAAACCTTACGGTAACTGATGGTGCAAAGATCGGTGCCTGGAATATATCGGGAGGCTCTCTTGTTTCGGCAAGCAATTCGCAGGCTAAGATCCTGTTAAACATGTCCGGTAATAAATTCCTTCGTATTAACGAAGAGGGGGACAGCCCTACAACTTCACGCACAGCATTGATGTCCATACGAAACGACAATTACAGTGGTCTAAGTATTGAATCATACGGAAGTTCCGGTTTTGCTCTAAGATGTTTGGCTAACGCAGGCACTGCAAATTCGATAGAATCGTATGGAAGTCATATTTTCGCCCAAAGGGGCGGTGAAAAGTGGAACGCTCCCGGAATGCTGTGTACCGGATATGTATATCAAGCGGGTACAGTCACTAATGAATGGGGCAATGGGTGCACCTTAACCAGTGCACAGAAAATATCTACTGGAAAATACAGGATATACCACAGTTTGAAGCATCTGCAGTACGCTGTTTTAGTACAAGGCTTAGGGGGGTATGGCTGGGTATTCGGTCAGGTAGAGACACAAAACAACTCTTATTTTGAGGTTTTAATGCTTGACGCAAACAAGGGTCCCCGTGATTGTCCATTCCGTGTGTTCGTTGTAGGTCGCAATGTTTGGTAAATGCCCATTGTGAGCGCAGATTACAATAATAAATTCAAAAGAAATAGAATATGAAAATCAATTTTAGAAGAATTAAAGTAAAAACAGCTATTGACGGAGAAATTAAAGAGTTCGACGTAGCTAAAACAGTAGGAAACGCTATTTACTGTAATACACCCGATTTGGGTGAATTGGAGTTTGCCCAACGGATATATAAAGAAGGTGAAGTTGAAGTTGACGAACAAGGTGCAAATATCATTCGAAATTACGTTGATCCGGCTCCGATCCTCGCAGTGGTGAAAACCGCTATTTATAATGAATTAGACAAAGTAATTATGAACTCTCAAAATCAATAAATTATGTTTCAAGAAGAATCAAGAACAGTTCAAGTAAACGGTAAAGCCGTTTCAGGAGATTATCAGTACAATGTAAACTACAGTGTCAATAACGATAATCTCAGTCGTCTTCATTGTGAAATCATTAAAACGGTCACGGAAGAGATTGACACCCCTACAGGTAAGCAACCCGTAACCTCCGGGCGGTATATCGGGTATTTGCTGTTAGAATCAGGCAGTAAACAAATGTCCCTTCCGGAGTCGGAGAATGTTGCAGCGCACTTTGAAGTATTCGATCAGATCACCAAAGAGGTAAAAGCCACTTTAGAGCCCAAACCGGCATCTAAATCCAAGTAACAAGAATCCGCCCTGTCTTCACAGATGGGGCGGAAAGATGCGGTATAAAGGAAATGAATAATAACCGTAGTTTATTCATACCGCATTTGATAATACTTATTTAAGATGTTCTCTCAATAACACGTAAATTCGTATAATTGTTGTACATTCTAATAAAAAAATTATATAGAGTAAAATAGTTCTTATCAACATAGGTTGCATCATAGCTATGATGGTTTGCTACTTTTAGGGAATTAGTTTCTTTAAAAAAATAATAAATATACTATTTAAATTTATATATCCAAGAATATGAAAAATTTGAAGATGATTGCATTGATTGCCTTGCCTCTTTCTCCTTTGCTGGAACTCTTTGAGCGCTATGTCTTTGGTGACTGGGAGTTTGTCAAATGGTTGATTGTCCTTGTATGTGTTGATACGGTGCTCGGCTTTGTCAAGCACTGGTTATCCAAAGACATCAGTAGTAAGGCATATGGTATGATTGGGCGTAAGCTTATCATTTACAGTTGTGTATTGATCCTGTCACATGTGATGGGTAATTTCTCGATCGCCGGTCAGGTGGTCGATAGTTTCGTCTGGTTCCGGTATTTCGCTTGTACGGCATTAATGATACGTGAGGCCTTAAGTATTATTGAGAACGTAGAAGAGATTTGCCCGGGCTTTTTCCCGAAGGCTATCATAAATAAGCTGAAGGGGTTCGATAATGTTTCGGGAAAGAAAGAGTAGTTTAGATAAAATCTCCCGTCGCTACGCTTAGCGACGGGGAATTACACAAACAAAACAAACAAATGTATAACTTTATCTTCCCAGACCAAGTTTACAAAATATAAAATATTGGAATACAAAGGTTGATTTTTATTTTTAATAAAAGTGTTAATAAAACCGCTAAAAGAATAATATATGCAATATTTTTACTCCAAGAATTAAGTCATAGCGATGTGGTTACAGTGCTTGGAACAAGTAATGTTCTGATAGTTAAAGTAATTCATTGTTTAGCGAGGTTGTTTTAGAATATTTTGACCAATTTGGGATAAATATCATCTCTTGAGACACTGTTGCAACATTCGGTGGCTATCATTACGGAATGGCTGATGTTACATTAGCGATGAAGAAAAAAGCAGGAGTTGTTATTGGACTATTTTTTAATTGAGTCGGTTTTTGACTTATTAATAATGGATGCACATAGCATTTATCTTAAATGCATTTATTATTTTGAAAGATATAGTTTTTCATCTGTATGCAATAAGATACGGCGTACTATCTTCACAGACCGCATAACCGTGTTTTTAAAGTTTAAGCATGTTATATAGCATATTTATTCCTATAAAAGTTCATTGTGTATCTATTAAAAATGCTTATAAACCTGTGGGATAATAATATTTTTTATCATGGAGATATTTTCATGGAGGGAATAAATAAGGATAATTATTGAGCTTGTGTAATGAATTTGTATTTAAAAATGTGAAAACAAGAAATAACGCTTCTACCTTCACAGGCAAAAGCGTTACAAACGGCTATTAAGGCAACAAAGTTATTGATTTATGTTATGTTTTATCTCCTTAACAACTTAACTCTTGAAAAGTTTTATAAACTAATAAAAAAATAAACAATATGAAAACAATTGATTCAATCATTATTCACTGTTCGGCCACGCGCTTCGGACAGGATTTGCGTGCAAAAGACATTGACCGGATGCATAAACAGAGAGGCTTTAATCAGATCGGGTATAATTACGTAATAGATATTGATGGGACTGTGGAGAACGGTAGGCCCTTGTCTGTGGACGGGGCACATTGCAATACGAAAGGGGACAGTGGGCGGTCGTATAACAAACATTCGATTGGTATCTGCTATATCGGCGGCCTGGATGTCAATGGGAAAGCTGCTGATACCCGGACAGAAGCGCAACGAATAGCTTTGCGCGATTTGGTAGAGAAGCTCTGTAGAGACTACCCTATTATCGAGGTACTTGGACACCGGGATACATCACCTGACTTAAATGATAATGGGGAGGTAGAACCGTTTGAATATATCAAGGCTTGTCCATGTTTCGATGTACGGAAGGAGTTCTCTAATTTTATGAAACCTGTAATCATACGGCCATGAAATCTTTGCCTTACATTATCATAATCATTCTTGTCCTGTTTATCGTATTCCGCCCGACAAGGGTGGAACGCGTACCGGGTGAAGTGGTCAGAGATACGATCATTACAAATCGTATTGATACGGTCTGGGGTACAGTTCCCGTTCCGGTTTATGAAAGCGTTGTAGATTCGTTCCCGTTCGTTGTTCCCGTCCCTGTACCGGGCGATACAGTCCGGGATACAGTGTATTTGCCTATTACGCAGAAAATCTACAAAGATAGCCTTTATACGGCTTATGTGTCGGGCTACCGGGCAAAGCTGGATAGTATAGAGGTGTACAGCAAAACGAGGACTGTGTTCGTCAGAGAGCGGGCAAAGCGGAAACGGTTCGGGCTGGGTGTACAGGTCGGATACGGCTTTTCTGGGAATAAGGCAAGTCACTATGTTGGGATTGGAGTGAGTTATGATGTGTTTGAGTGGTGATTGTGATAAATTATCTAAGAATATGAATTTTGTAACCTAAATGTCAATTTTATACCACTGTAGGTTTTATTTAGTCATTTTTGTATCTTGATAATAGTCGCAAAAGATATTTTCACTTCCTTTGCTTTTATTATTGTTTTTACTACGAAAGATGTAGGTTTCTGAAGGTTATGTTTGTTTTTTAAGATTTCGCATTGAGTGTGTTTTTAATGTAATTTGTATTTATTTATATTGTTATTCGCTTGATTAGTAATTAATTTTTAAATTTTAAACTTTGTATGTTTATGTTGTTACTTGTTGTTCTTTATTTTTTTGTATGTATTGAGAGAATTAATTCCAGAAATGGAAGGATGAGTAAAAAAGAATTGTTGTTCTTTCTATTTGTGCTTGCTGCAGGAGGAGTGATGGCACAGCAATATAGGGAAAGGGGGGATTTTGATCGTGGTGGGTATAGAAAATTTTTTGGACGCAATATATTTGCCAGCCGGAATTTGTCATTTGAGCCAAATTTAAA